ATGGTACCTCCGCTCTCAAGGCCTGCTACTGGTCCTGGAAGATCAAGAAAGCCGGGCTCGAGTTCTGGCTCATGGCCGAGGAAAAGTTCGCCGTCCCCTCGATACTTGCCCTATTCGAGGGTAGCGGGAACGAGGACGCAACAAGGGTACGGGCACAGGAGCTTTCGGCAATGCTCGCCGCCATCAGGTCGGGATCCGGCGCGGCCTTGGCGAACGTCAAGGAGGTCCAGGCCCTCACCTCGGAAGGATCCTTAAGCGAGTTCAAAGCTCTGATGGACTTCTGCGATACCCAAATCGCGTACGCCCTCGTGAGCCAAAGCCTAGCCGTCCAGGAGGCGGAGAACGGAACCCGCGCGCAGGCGCAAGTCCATGAGGACGTCTTCCTCTCCACCGCCAAGCTCGAATGCCGGGATCTCCAGCCGGTGCTTCAGCAATACGTAGATTGGATAGTCGAACTCAACTATGGCCCAGAAGAAGAAGTCCCCGTGGTCGTCTTCGACCTTTCCGACTATGCCTCCTGGGATATAGTCCGGGATGCCATCACCGCAGGGGTGCCGATCTCGATAGGCGCTCTCTATTCCCGGTATGGGCTCCCTAAGCCCTCTGATGACGAGGATACGTTCGTGGCGAAGGATGGCATGCCGTCCGCCAAACCCGGAGCGAAGCCTGCAGCCGAGCCCGAGAACAGCCTCGATGCGGCTATCCCCGCCACTGATATCCAAGCTACGGCTTTGAACGGAGCGCAAGTCGCCTCTCTCGTCGATCTAGCAACCCAAGTATCCCAAGGCACTCTTCCCTTGGATTCGGCCAGGGCTATCGCTCAAGCAGCCTTTCCCCTCGTGAAGAAAGAGGAAATAGAATCTATCTTCGAACCGCTCAAGACCTTCAAAGGTTCTTCGACAGTTCTTGCCGACGGCGACACTAAAAAAAAAATCCAGTTGAAAAGGCGCCTCGGGTAAGCCCTCTTGAACAAGAGATCTTGAAGGCAGCGGAACTCGATAAGGCGGCCGGTGAATCATCGGCCCGCCTCATCCCCCTTCTCCGTGGACAGATTTCCCAATGGAAAAAAGGCATAGACCAAGCCGGTGGCCCAACCCTGGAAATTCTTAGCCAGCCTCTTGATGCGAGCCGGCCGGATACCCGCGTGGCGATCGAGGCGGAAAAGCTTCTTATCCTATCCTGGACGCTCGGTATGGACCATGCGTCCCCATCGGTTCATCTAGCCGATGATGATCTCGAAGCCGTGAGCTTTGATGAAGCGGTTCGGTTCATGAAAAGCCGGATCCCCATGAAGAAGGCCGAATGGCGTATCCTCGAGCCACAGCTTCGGTTCCGCGCCTTTACGCTTGCGGCCTTGTCGAAGCCCGATTCCATAGAGGCGGTCCGGCAGTCCTGCATCAAGGCCATCAAAGAAGGGACGCCTCTGTCTGAGTTCTGGCAAGAGAACACGCTCTTCGATACAGCAGGGGTGGGCAAGTCCCCATGGTACTGGGAAACCGTATACCGGACCAACTGCCAGACGGCATACAACGCCGGACGCGCCGCGGAGTTCGTGCGCTCGAATCCCGAATACATTGAGCTCATGGGTATAGGCGATTCCCGCCAGACGGAAATCTGCCGCAAATTGGACGGGACGACCTTGCCGGCCAGCCATCCCTTCTGGAAAACTCACTGGCCGCCGTTCCACTTCGGCTGCCGAACCACGCCGAGGGGCATCTATCAAGAAGAGGTAGAGGCCAATCGGGAAGCCGATCCATCCTGGGGCAAGAGCACAAAGGCCCCCCGGGTCGATCCGGACGATGGATTCGGAGGGAATCCGCTTGATACGGAAAGCTTCTATCGCTTGACGCCCAAGATGTTGGAAAGGGCCGAGGCCTACGGAATTCTCCCTGACATCAAGGCGTTCGCGGAAAAGCTCGGGTTACGGTTCGATCCGATCTCGACCTCGAGGATCTCCGGCAAGCAAGGAGTTGTGGCAGTCAAGAAGGATGTTCCGATATCGCCCGAGAAGAAACAGGAGTTCCGAAAAGCGGCTACGGAGAAGCTTCAGCAGTATCGCGATCAATCCTTCGTGAACAAGGAACTGAAAGAGTCGATCCTTATCAACAGAAGGGGGATAGAGCACGCGTCGGCCTATTCAGGAGATCCTTCAAAGCTTGGTTCCCTGGAAAGGCTCCCGGATATTATCCGAAACGCCCGAGGATTCACCTCTGCCCCGGAGAAGCATGGTAATGCGATCTTCATTGAGGTCCTGACAGGGAAATCCGTGATCGAGTTCAATGGGAAGAGGAACCAATTCGCAGTGATCCTTAAGAGAAGAAAAAACGGGGATCTAGTCTTCTATGAATTGACACCATGGGTGAAAAAGTGAAGAGGCGCCGGGGAAGTATCGGCTTACCAGCCATAACTAGTGCTGGAGTATGCTTCCCCGGCTATACACGAGTTTCCCCATGCACTACGTCGAATATAGCGGTTGTTCGGCGGTAATTTCAAGGTCGAACCCGGCTATTTAGGACTGGAAACCGGAAAAGCACACCGCGCGAGGATCTGGATATCGTCTGTACACCGTTTAAAACCCGTTAGAATTTGATCGGATGCCCCTTCCCGCTACCTGTTCATGTTTTTGGCCTTTCGGACGCGTCCTAGGGCCTGTTTTTTTGATCCCGGTTTCAGCAGAAAATACCCTCGGACTCCCGCATACGCGAGATCACCCCTGGGGGGATCGTGAATCGGGGAACGCCTAAGGCAGGGAGCATATCCGGTATCCTAGCCGCGTGCGCGTCACGAATGCGGTCTCGGCTCATCTCGATGTACTCCTGTTCGCGTTCGAATCCATAAAACTGGCGATCCGTATTGATCGCCGCTACGGCCGTCGTCCCAGATCCCATGAAGGGATCGAAGACGACGTCTCCGGGATTCGAATAGCTCTTGATGAGGAATTCGAAGAGGCTGATCGGTTTCTGGGTCGGATGTCTCCCGCGTCCGGCCCCTTCTTTGGCAAACGGCAAGATGCTCGTGGGGTATTTCCCCTTGCTTTCCCTCGAGACCGGTTCGCAGTGTCGATAGACCCCTCGGGAAACGCGGCCAGTGCGCGCATGGGTCATGCGTCGGATGGATCCTTCCCGTGGGGTGATCTGCGGGTGGTAATCAGGCAGCGAGCGGTAGAACACCAGGACGAGCTCGTGCTGCCTGAGCGGCATCCGGTTCGCATTGAGGAATCCCACCGGGTTTGACTTGGCCCAGACCAGGTCGTACCGAAAGCACTTTCGGTTCGCGTTGATGACGTCGGTGGCGAATGGCTGCGTTGCCGTGATAACCGCCGCCCCGTTTGGTTTCAGGATACGATTGAATTCCCTCCACATGAACTCGATGTTGGGTCGAATGTCCCACGAGCAGTCGGTGACTCCGTAGGGAGGATCGCAAAGGATCATGTCAATCGATCCTGCGGGAATGTCGAGTATCCCGATCTCGTAGTCCGTCCGCTTGATGGTGTTGAGTACGATGCTTGAGGGTTTCATGCCCCGGATCATCGCTCCGCTACCTGATTGTGTAAAGCGCCTGTGCCGCCACATTTGAGCGACCCGTAGCCATGGAAAGCTAGGATCAGCGCATGAAGACGATCAAACGCGAATTGGTCCATGTCGGTTCTTTCGGGCGCATGGGCGGGCAGAAGGTCGAGGTCACCCAGGCGATGTTGGCTGACATTAAGGAAACCTTCGATGGGAAGTGTCCCGTCACCCTCGGCCATCAGCTGGCCGACTGGATGCCCAAGTTCGGGAACGTATCGAAGCTCGAGCCCGAGACCTCCGATTCGTCCATCGTATCGGACCTTGAGATCCACGACCTGCTCGCGGATGCCCTCGACGAGAAGTTCTACGACGACCTTTCCGTCGGCATCGAGAAAAACCTGCAGGGCAAGCACTACTTGCACCACTGCGCTTTCCTCGGTGCCGTTCCCCCGAAGATCCGCGACCTGAAGGTCTTCTCCGACATCGAGGTGGTTTACCTCGGAGACTCCTTCCCGGAGTCGGACATTTCTCCCGAGGACCGCGCGAAAGCTGCCGGACGCATAGCCACCGCAAAGCAGGGCGCTTCCTTCGGCATCGAGGAGGCGCAGAGGTCCATCTCGCAGTTGTCCGCCTGGGCGACGGAGATGGCCCTCACGGGAGACATCCCCGACGAGCTCAAGGATAAGGCCAAGCTATTGGCCGACCAACTCATAAAGCCAAAAGTCGCCCCCAAGGAGGAAGACGTGGAACTGAAAGAAGAGAACGACCAGCTCAAAGCGGAGCTAGCCGATCGGGACACCAGATCGCTTTCGCAGGCGAAGGAAAGTCTCAAGACGCTCATGAACGGGAAGATCCCGAAAGCGAAGCAACACCTGGTGCTCGCCCTGGCGCACCAGCTCGGCGTGGGTAAGCCCATCGAGCTGTCCGACGGAGACGGCAAGACGGAGAAGATCTCCTCCCTGGATATCCTCTCCCGCATCATCTCGTCCATACCCGCGCCCGTGAGCGAGGGCCGCGCCGATCTCGGCGATGGCGAGCAACCCACCGATAAGAAGCCGGCGTCTGTCGACTTCGCCAAAGCCTAAGGGAGGCAGACATGAACGGTATGGTACAGCAGGTCTCCGAGGGGTTCGCCTCGGTAGCCACCCCGACCCATCCCCCGGTCAAGAAGACCATCGAAGCGGCCGCCGCCCAGGGAGTGCTCCCCGGCGGAATGCTCGTCGCCCTGAACGCGAGCTCCAACGTCATCCCCTACAACCGCGCCGGGGCCGCCCCCGCCAACGTCCTGGTCGGGGTACTCGACAAGGAGATCAACACCGCCGAAGACGACGCGGCAATCGTCATCATCCACGGCACGGTCAACACCGAGCTGCTCGTGCACGGAGCCGCATCCGGGGCCGTGACCGCCGCCGACCTGGCCGCTCTCGAGGCCATCAGCATCTACCCGCAGTAAGCGGGTACCCCCAAAGGAAGGAGTAACCACATGGGAACCCAAGAACTCATCCGTAAGCTTTTCTCGCGCGACTCGCTCGCTGAGATCATGGGCAGAATGCCCAATCTCATGAGCCCCGCGCTCGACCTTCTCTACCCGATAGCCAGCCGGCTCAACCATCCGCTGCCGACCATTTCCTACCGGGACATCGCGCCCCGGAGCGGAAACATCCCCTTGGTCAAGCGCGGGTCCCAGTCGCTGCAGATCGCCGAGGGGTCCAGCCTTTCGACCATCGAGCCGCAGCCCGTCAATCCGTCCACCTTCCTGGATGCCGTGGACCTGAACAACCTCTTGGCCTTCGAGGGTAAGCAGGGCGGGTTCGCGAACCAGCAGACACTGATCGCCAACCGGATCGACACACTCAGGCGCCTCTGCCGGGATACGGCCCAGGCTCTGGCCATCCAGTCCATATCCGGCCACATCAACTACGACCTGCGCGGATCGGGCGGCGAATTCCTCAAGTTCGAACTGGACTTCGGAAACCCCGCCGTCGTCACCTGCGATACCCTCCTGAGCGCCGCTGGTGCCAAGGTCGGCATCCTCATCGCCCAGCTGTCGAAGATGAAGGCCGAGCTTCAGGCCCAGGGATTCGGGAACGACATCGTCTTCCTGGCCCCCTCGGACGTCTACGCCGCCATCGTAGACCTGTACCCGAGCTCCTGGAGGCCCGAGTTCGATTCCGACGGGTTCCTCATCGTGGCGCCCGGCCTGAAGGTGTCGTTGTTCGATTTCACGTACTACGACTTCACCACCAAGGCGGCGGTCGGCCTCACGGCCAAGACCCTGGTGGCGTGGGATCGCGGCGCCGGATCATCCATGATCTATGCCGCCGTGGACGACATCGACGCCGATTTCATCGCTAGCCCGTTCTGGGCCAAGGCCGTGAAGTCCGACGACCCCTCCGGGTACAAGGTCATCGGCCAGTCCAAGCCCGTGCCCGTTCCCAACGTGAAGGGCATAGCCACCTCGGTGGTCATCGCGTAAGTCCAGGCTTCCGCCCATGTCAAGGACGTGGGCGGAGGCCACCTGCCATCCTGCAAAGATCTTTATAGAAGGAGGTACCCATGCGCGCAATCTGGCTTTTTCTGATCATGTTCTTGAGGGACTATGGAAAAAGGATACTCAATTCCTTCTCCGCGTTCGCTCACGATTCGCACAAGTTCGTCGCACAGGTGATCGAGACCATCGAATCCCAGAACGACGAGATCCGCACTACGTTCGCCAAGCGGCCGTGCTCCGCTACGGGCGGGACCGCCTAGGTTCCCATGATCATCATCGGGATCGCGATGCTCGCCGTGGGGATCTGTTTCGTACCCGACTGTATCGAGTGCGAACCTACCAAGCTGTCAATCGTGATCGATTCTTTAGGCGTCGTTCCCCTGCTGCCAAATGGTAACCCGGCAGCGGGGAGCGCCCCGCGGCCCATGCAGGGATTCGCGCTCGGTAAGGCCCGAGTTTGCTACCCTACATGATAACGGCCCACAACGAGGCTAGGCGCCTAGAGCGACCACATCTGGGGGGCTTCCGGCTATGCCGTCCCCCGTTTTTTTCCCCCTAATAGGATGGCATTATGGCTCTTTACCTTGGACAGACCGTAGACGACCACGAGGATTGCGAGGACGCCACTCTCCGCGCGGCGATCTCAATAGTCGGCAATGGTGCCCTCCTAACATGCCCAAGCAATGGCGCTCTCCACGTTGTCGATTCCGCAGTCGCTGCCTGGCAAATCGACCTAGGCGAAGAAGTAGAGATAGCTCGAGCCGCCTTTTTTATCCGCGTAGGGACTCAGACCGTAAATGGATCAGCTTCAACCATTTTCACCGCCTTGACCGCGGGGCTATCCGAGGCCGCCGAGCTGCATGAAGGCGCAAATCCGTCAGGGGTACGAGATATTGCGTCCGTGACAGGAGGCGATGGAATAACGATTGCGAACAATGCGCTCTACCATATTTCCATGGTCTTCGCTAATTCCCATTTCGCCTTTTCCATACGTAATGCCGCACACGACCTTGTCGGTGTGGTTCAGTTCGATTCTTCCTATCCCGCCATCAGGTATCTCCGTGTCGGATGCCCACGAATGATCTGGGACGATACGGGCAAGAGCGCCGACTTCGACGACATCGTTTGGGACACGAGCGGGGAGACTACCCCCTTGATTGGATACCAAGTTGAAACGGGGCATCGAGTGCTGTATCAGCCGAACGGAGCGACTGTAGGCAGCGCTCCTGTCGACGCCTTGTATTACGATGAAACGGAAGAGGCAACCGTACTCGGCAACCCCGGCAATATGGCCCGCCCCGGATACGTCTTCGCGGGATATAACACGGCTGCCAATGGCACGGGCACCCCCTATAGCCCAGGCGCGCATTTTCCCATGCCTAATGCGGATGTGACCCTGTACGCGCAATGGGCTGTCTACGCCGGATCATCCTCTATCATAAGGCACGGGACTCACGATCCGGCAGAGCTTTCGGATGCCCGAGTAGCTTCGGCCGTCACCGTAAAAGCCTTGGTTACAGGCGCGTCCTTAAGCCGCGACGTATTCGGACAATCCACGACGGATACATCGATTCGCGTCAATGACAACCATGATGATAGCCTTCCCTGCGGGCTTCAACTCCTGGATATCTCAAATCAACGGTATCGCATGAACCGGCTTGCCCTGTCCGATTCGGTCAACGATTCGTGGTTCTCCATGAACGGCGGACTACAAACGAACTTCCGGGGCAATCCAGGGTACGCCCTCAAGTTTTCTGGATTCTCCGCAAACCTGCAGACGATTGCGAGCGCAGCGCATTGTGCCATGGTGAAGCTCTGCTACATCGATGGCCCCATAGACCCCATCGCTCTTTTCATGGCTTACGTCGCCATGATGGAAGCAGCAGAGAGCGCCCATCCTGGCGTGATGCTCATCTACTGCACCATCCCCCTCACGATCGCGGGCATGGACGAGTTCAACCCCGACGGCACGGAAGCCTGTAACGCGCTCATCAGGCAGTACTGTGTCCTGCGCTTGAAACCTCTTTTCGATTGGGCAAGCCTCGAATCAAATGGCCGCGCCGTGTTGGATTCATCCTCCCGTGAGCGGCTCGATCCTTCGGCCAGCACTGATGGCGGACATCTGTCGAATCTAGGATCGCTCAAGCTCGCCGGAGCTTGGATCCGCATGATGGATCTCGTAGCCCAGGCCCTCGCCACTTTTGGTATCACCTACAACGGCAACGGTTCAACAGGTGGATCAGTCCCCGTTGATCCCAGCCAATACAGACTTGGAAGCCCCATAACGGTCCGGGGAAACACCGGGGTGCTCGTCCGAACGGGATACCAGTTTTCTGGTTGGAATACGCGGGCCGACGGTACGGGAACCGCCTACGCCCCGGACGCAATCCTCTCCATGGGGACGGAAGCCATCACGCTTTATGCCCAATGGACGCTCCTCACCTATGGCATCACCTATGATGGAAATGGAGCGACCAGCGGAACCGTCCCCGTTGATTCCTCCGCCCATGCTCCTGGGGCGACGGTACCCCTTCTTGCGAATACGGGGAACCTTGAAAAGGCCGGATCTCAATTTAATGGGTGGAACGAACAGGCAGACGGATCTGGAACCCATCGCGCCGCCGGCGGATCTATGAGCATGCCGGCCTCCAACGTGAGGCTCTTCGCCGAGTGGGTCTTGATCGAGCCGGAAGTACCTCCAGTATCGTCAGCCTCGGCACCAATCCAGCCGTCCACATTCGATGACCTTCTCCGGTACAGCCAGACAGCGGCGACCAAATCCGGTGCGATCAAGCCCGCCATTATCGGAACGTCAATCGTGGCCTCCGAGGTAGCAGCGCGCTTATCACCAAACCTCTACGGACAACTCTCGAACGAGGATACGACGGTGGTCACGCGGGCGGCCGCGCGGGCGGCGCTCCAGGTATCGATCACGGTGGCTCCCTTCGGGAAGGTCCTAGACCTTGACGATATCGTTTCTCGGGAGATCGTCCTCCTCATGACCATCTACGAAATGCACATGGCCCTCGGGCATGAAGAAGCCGGGAAAGAGTATCGGGTCCGTGCGAAAGACCTGCTGGTTTCAGTCTATGGCAAGTTTCCCGAAGCGAACGACCAATCCGAGGCCAGGCCGGCTGTGGGCGCCATCACCGTTTCCGAACCCGACAAGCTGCTGAGGCGACACCGAGGGCGGACATGGAAATAAACGAGGTAAAAATCCTCGATGCCCTGGAACGAAGAATTGCGGATCCATCGCTGCTTGAATTCATTGGCGCCCGCGCGCTTTCTCTGGTCCAGAAGAACATCAAGGACGGAGGCTTCGCGCCCAATTCCGCGTTGACCCAAGCGGTTAAGGGAAACAACATCCCGATGAGGGATAGGGGGATCTTTCTCTCCTCCTTCTTCTATTCGGCCCTGTATGGGAAAGCGATCGTCTGGACCAACGCTCCCCAGGCCAGGATCCTCCACGACGGAGGAGTGATCCGCCCGAGAAATGCCAAGTTCCTAACAATCCCGGCCGGGGCGAAGACGAGAACGCTCATGCGCAAATATGGCCTCACGCCCAGGACCTGTATTGATGGAATGAAATCGGCCGGATGGAGGGTGTGGACGTACTTCGGAACAGGAACCCCTGTCATATGCGCATCCTACAAATCCCAAATCCCGTTCGTGCTCTTCATCTTGAAGCGGTCAGTCGCCATACCGCCCAGGCCCTTCATGCGTTTGCCTCAGGCGTATATCGACCAGCTGACGAAGGCGGTTGAAAGGAGGATCTTCGCATGATTTTTTATGAGGCCCTAACAGCCTACAGGGAGCAGCTGAAGCGGCATACCGGATTAAAGGTTGTGCTTGCACCGTCGGTGCTCAAGGAATCGGACGTGACCGTCAAGATTGCGGTCCGCCGCCCTCTCATCAAGAATAATTCCATGGCCCGAGGTCCAGCCGCCACATTGGAGAAAACCCTCAAGCTATTTGTCACACTGGAAGGCGTCATAGAGAGTGAGGTGGGCCTTAAGTACGCGTTGGCTGCCTCCGAATCGCTCCAGGAGTACTTTGCCGTGCAACGTAACCTCGAGGACGCTACGGGGAAAGGGATCCCGAATTCTCGGATTACCATATCGGCCGACGAAAGCGATTCCATCCTGGAAGATCCGGAAAGCGGCGCAAAGGCGTGGACGAATGAGGCCTACTCCGTGGAAATAACCATCCCGTAAGGAGGGATCGATGATTACCAAAGAACAGATCACAAGGCTCAAAAAGGCCCCCGATCTCGTCTCATCGAGCGAATTCGGAAAGACGAAAGCCGGATCTCGGCTCATGGCCACGACGTACTCGAGCAAGATGCTCGGACTCTCCTATCGCGAGGAGAACCAGCCGCAAGAGCCAGAGGCAATCGAGGGCGGGTCACGGGACGAAAGGACCGAGACTTCCGATAAAGCAAAACGGTCCAAATAGGAGGGACATATGGGCTATCAGAATTTTCGCCTCATAGGCGATGACGGAGACGCTATGGCGGGCACGTTCGGCGAGCCTCAGATCGGAGACGGCCTCAGAACCATGGACGTAATGGCCGGTGGCGTAGCCGCTTCCGGTCGCGGGAAAGGGTTTTGGATGATCGTTGCGAAAGCCACGACGGGATCCATCTTCGCAGCTTTTAAGCTCGGGATGATATTCCCGGCGGACGGAGACGAAATCCCGGCCGTTGGCGACAGCGTCGCGTTCGGATCGTTCACCTCCTTCCTGGACATCGTGGAGTGGTCGGCGACGATCTCCAGCAAGAAGATCGAGACCGGCGTCAAGAACGACCGGTTCGTCCAGTATCGTCTGGGGAAGGGCGAGTTCTCCGGCAAGATGAAGTTCCAAATCATCCAGGGCGTGTCCGACGAATCCGGCGGCATGCTGCGTCGGTTCTTCAAGACCGTTCACAAGAACGCCGCCGGAGTGATCTCCGTGTCCGAGCCCACGAACGAGGCCATATGGGTCCTGCTTTACATCCGGAAGAGCGATCTCCCCGGAGAGCGGGCGGAGTTCCTTTTCGCGCCCATCTACCTGGCCGGAGCCGGCGCGGGCGGGTCGAGCGGAAACGCCCAGTCGAGCGACGTCGACTTCGTCCTGGGAGGCCAGGACCCCATCTTCTACATAGAAGACATTCCCGCGGCATAAGGAGAAACGCCTATGAATTTCAGCGCCGAAACCAAGAAGACCTACATCCCGGAGTTCAACAAAAACCAGGATCTTTCCCCCTTGGACCAGGTAGTCGTCGAATGGGATGTCCTTTCGACGATTTCCACCAAGCCGATCAGGACGCAGAAGGACGTCAAGCACCTGTACAACTCCGAGGGCGTCTATGCCGGCATGGAGGTGAAGCTCGTCAATGACGACTTCAAGCTCATCTCCGGCTTCGCCCCGAGGATCAAGAACTTCTGCTACCCGGGGTCGAACGGAAAGCCGAAGAACATCACCAACGCCCAGACCCTCTTCGAGGCTCCGGCGACCGTTGGCGGACCGCTCATCAAGGAGCTCGTGAAGGTCTTCAAGGACGAGATCGAGGAGTACGACGCCACGAGGGATGACGAAAAAAACTCCGAATAGCTTACCGCCTCCTGAGGAAAGGTAAGCAGGATTACAAAATCCGTCCCGGTCGGGAGAAAACGAAAAGACTCCCGACCGGGGTTTTCGACGATGAAGGGCAGGAGATCGAGATTCTATTCACCGAGATCAAGGACCGCATCGCGGATCCCGGATTCAACGCGGCATTGGACTTCTATCTCACCACCCGTGACCTGGAATCCAAGCCATGGACGGGGCCGTGGAGATCGTGGCCATACCGGGCGATGCGGTTCTACTTGGCACTCAAGCGCGAAGAAGCCCGGTGCGAACTCGAAGAGCAAAAAGAGCGCCAGGCGGAAAACAACGGATAGGGGATAGCAAGACATGGGCGAGAAAGTACAACTCGAAATAGAGCTTAAAGCCGCCCAGGCCCTCGCCGAAATAAAGCGAATGTCCAAGGAACTGAGCGCTCTTGCCGACGAGGCAAGAGCGCTTGGCCCTTCCACGGACTCGGTAAAATCAACCCTTGGAAATCTCGCTTCAACCCTCAGAGAAGACGCCGAAATGGCAAAGCTGTTCGGGAAATCATCCGAAGGCCTAAGGGCGCAGCAATCCTCAATCAAGAACGCTGCTCGGGAATTGGTAGCCCAGGGACTTGGCCCTGAATCTGCCGAGCTCACGAACCTCAAGCAGCAGTACGGAGCTGTTTCCAAGGAACTGAAGAACTTCGAATCCGGGCAGCAGAAGGCCTCCAGCCAAAGCCAAGGGATGGTCAGGACGCTCGGCGCTCTGGCGGTATCCCTAGGCCTCACCATGGCCGCTTTCACGGGGATCAAGTCGTCCGTCACCTACCTCGGGAACATGGAGCAGACCCTCACGGCTATGACGGTCAAGCTCGGGTCAGCATCCCAAGCGACCGCCCTCCTAGCCCAGGAAAAAGCCCTTGCCAACCAGACCCCCTTGGAATTCAAGGACATCTCCTCGGCAGGCGACATGCTCCTCTCGTACGGGACGCAAGCCGGGCAGCTCGTCGATACCGTCAAGATGCTGGGGAACGTCTCCGCAGGCGTCCGAGCCCCGCTGCAGGATATCGCCTACCTCTACGGAACGCTCCAGACCCAGGGCAAGGCCCAGCTCGAGGACATCAAGCAGTTCGCCGGCCGCGGTATCCCGATTTACGAAGAGCTCGCCAAGGTCATGGGGGTCAACAAGTCTCAGGTCGCGGCCTTGGTATCGGAGGGGAAGGTAGGATTCCCGGAGATCCAGAAGGCGTTCGTGGCGATGACGGCCGAAGGGGGCCGGTACGCAGGGATGATGGCGGCCCAGGCCCAAACCTTCCAGGGGCGTCTCTCTACGCTCAAGGACGCCCTTGCTGAATCAGGCGGAAAGGCATTTGGAGCAAGCTTCGAAGTGCTCAAGCAGGGCATCGAGGAGGCGGGGAAAGCACTTACCCAAGTGCAGCCCCAAATCGAAGTTCTCGGGGCTGTCCTCGGAACCGGGTTATCCCTTGGACTCAAGGTCCTCGTATCGATCAAGGACATCCTCTTCTCCATCCCTGAACCGGCCTATAAGATCGGTGCGGCCTTCGCGGCTATCGCCATCGCGGCCGTGGAGTTCAACCGCCTCAAGATCGCGATCGAAGGCGTCAAGGCCGGGACCATTGCCGCGAAGGGGATCATGATCCTGTTCAGTGCCGAGGCTCGGGCGGCCGCAGTCCAGAGTGCGCTCTCCTTCCTTGCTACGGCCGGGGTCATCGTAGCCATTGTGGCCGCAGTGGCCGCCGTCATCTTCCTAGCCGTATCCCTTGCAAAAGAGTGGGACCGCGTCAAAGAAGCCGCGGGCGTCATGGCCGATGGCATGAAAACCATTTTCGGCGCCCTCGGGGTATTCATTACCGAGCCGTTCGTGTATCTCGGAAAAATCGTTCAAATCACCTTCGACACGATCATCAAGATCGTGGGATTCTCCATGGCCAAGATCCTGGAGGGGATCATCCTACCGATGAACCTGGTCATCAAGGGGCTGAACGCGATCGGGGTCAACGTCTCCGAGATCAAGCTGCCGAAGGAGCTCCAGGATCTTTCCAAGAAAGGCGTCAAAGGGATCCTTGCCGATACGGGAGCGGATATCAAGGCGGCATCTACGGCCTCGGCTAATAAACTGGCTCAGGCTGGCAAGGACCTAGCCGCCGGGGCCTCTACGCTCTGGCAAGGCACCAAGCAGATGGGCGGCGCCATTTTGGATGGCATGAAAGAATCGGTCGACGACGTCGCCAAGATGCTCGGGATCAAGAGTAAGGAGGAGATCCAGAAGGAACTCGCGTCGACTGATGTCGTAATACCCGTTGTTCCTCAGCCTACCGAGCAGCCCAAGCCCGAAGCTGTCAAGGCCTTCGCTGATTTCGGATCTTCCTTGAATGTCGAGCCCATAACCCTCGCCGACCAAGCGATGGCCAAGCTGTCTCTGGCGACGAAGGAATATGCCCAGAACCTTCAGAAAGCCGACGAGCTCGGGGCCGCGGCTGGAGCCGGGACACGTGAGATCAATGCCGTTAAGATGAAGTCCCTCGCGGTCTATTCCGCCGCTCAAGAAAAGGCATTGACCGAGTATGCTCAAAAATCCAGAGAGATCGACGTGTCCCTTACCGAGACGCAGATTGACGACCTGGAGCTCCAGCGAGACCGCGAGCTCGCCTCCTTCGCAGGGACCGAGGAACAGAAAGCCTTGCTTGCGGCATCGTGGGCCAAGAAAATCACCGAGACCGAGAAGGCAGAAGCGGAGAAGGCCGCTGCCGACCGAGTCGCTGCCATGAAAGAGGCTTTCACCCGCATGAAGGAAATGGCTGCTTCTTCAGGGAACTGGGGGGCCTATGCCGGCGCGGAATTCCAAAGCCAGGCAGCGGGTACCGATATCGGGCGAATCGCAGGATTGGCCGGGAATGCAGGAGAGGATCCCATGAAGCTCCTCATAGCGGCGGCCGTGACGCTCGCCCTCTCCTTCGATTCGGTGAACAAGGCGTTGAACTTCATCCAGACCTTCGTGGGAGATCTCAAACCGATCCTCGATCCGCTAGTCGGGGATGCTCTCAAGCCTCTGCTGCAGAACATTAAAGACCTTGCGACCCCGTTTTCACAAATACTCGCCCCGTTCATTTCCCTGGTAGCTTTGATGTTCAGGCTCAACCCGAACTTCGAGCTGATGAGGATCGGAGCGCAGCTCATCGGAGACGGATTCGTATGGCTTAACGACGAGATCATCGTACCGTTCGGAAATTTCGTGATCAACATCCTCAACTCCATCATCCGGGGCGTGAACACGTTCCTGACGAACATGGGGGTTCCGTCTCGGTTCCTCCTGCGCCAAATCGAGCTTATGCAGACCACGACGGAGTTCGCAACCCAGAGCGCACGAACGGCCGAAGCGCAGGAGAAGATCGCAGATGCCATGGACGATGTCCGGGAAGTATTCCAGAAGCGTCTTGAGGACCTGAAACAGGCGTATGACGACAATATCGGCGCTCTCTCGAATCTCCTGGAGCTCGGAGTAATATCCGAGGAAGAGTATGCCCAGCGGGTGCGCGCCTACAACTGGGAATACGAGCTCCAGCAAGAAGTCCTCGAGTTGGAACGGGATAGACAAATAACCGCGCTCCAGGAGCTTTCCGATGCGCTCGAAGATGGAACCATATCGGTGGCGGCCGCCATGGCCCAGCTTGATGCTGCCCTTCGAAGTATCGGTGTAGGCACTAAAGGATCTGGCACTAAAGGATCTGGCACTAAAGGATCTGGCACTGGTACGACGGCTGGCGTATTAACGGATGGCCCTACGCCGCCGAGCACTGGAAATCCCGGACCGATCCTAGGGCCTGGCGGAGTTCATCCCGTATCGAGTGCCATTGCCAACCGAGAGATGAGCCTCGGCGGTTCCGGGGCGCAAGCCCAATGGAATGGGGCCGCCAATATCACCGTCCAGGTCACGGTTCAAGGCAGCGTCACGGCTGAAGATGACTTAGCTGATTCCATCGCCTCCAGGGTCGAAAGACGCCTAGGACGCGGTCAACTGGAGCTATAATGGCTGTTCATTCGTACGTTTTGGAATTCTCCTTCGGAAGCTCCATTATCACGACAAGTCGTGTCCAGAAGATCCAAAAGACGGAACGGGCTTGTTCGGATTCGGGTCACCACGCCCAGTCCGTTTGCAGCGTTTCGGTCGAATTCGATCTTGACCTGTTCGCAGCGCTGGCTCAGGCGACGTCCGATATAAAGGTCACGTGTACTGAAGATGACCAACGGTATTTTACGGGAGAAATTCCGCCTACGTGGAAAGCAAAGGATCGAGGGGCCGGAATCTCAGGGGACGACGTCGACCCTATAACGCTCGAGATCGTAGATTCATCGAACGATCTCATGGTCGAAGCATCGGAGAGCGACGGCAGCGCATGGGATAACGGCAAGATCTGCGACCCCGCAGACCAGGAGCATTCTCTGGTTCACCTCCTCATAGCGAAAACCGGCTATGGGGCGGTCGCCATCACCCAGACCATTCCTACTGTCTTGCCGACGTTCTCGGTCGACTCGGGGAAGTACGGAGATGCCCTGGACGCGCTTCTGTACTTTTACGGATATACCTGGAGGATGGATGTCTATGACCAGGTCGTCCTTCAGCAATGGGCCTTCACGAATCCAGTGAGCATAGTCACCATGGACGAGGACTCCTTGAAGGCGGAATCGGAGGTCGAAAGGATCGAGCGCGATGGTGATGGAGTAGAGCTGACGTGGTATTCGCTCAAGGTAAAAAACCAGGCGCTCATCTTCATGGCCGATCTTCCTTTCGGGGAGGACAACCTCCGTTCTGGATATCCTGTGCAGCCTGGTTTCCTGTGGCCGGATGAAGCCAACGCGGAACCAACCTGGTTCTCCTATGAAGACACCAGCTTGGCATTCATGGTGAAGGGCAATCGAAGGGTCAAGAATACCGATTTTTCCCAAACCGTGCGTACGAAAAACCACACCCTGGATTATGATGCAGAGTCGGGCCTTGTCCTACAAAGCGCCGAGTACCAGAACAAACGAGCACGAGTCGTTTTTTCGAACCCTACAGCCGCATCGAAGCGGATCTATCACTGCAACATCTATGCTGATACCTGGTACAGAGGCGCCGCCAATAAAGTGACGAAGGTCGTCATAACGGGTGGCAAGAACATCCAGAAAATCGAGGCCCCATACATAAACAGCCAAGCCACCGCCGACGCCGCGGCCTGCATGGTTGCCAACCTGTACGCCAATCCCAACAAGGTAAGAGCCGAATCAGAAACCGAGTATCCCCTGGGGGCAATCGCGGGAATCCACGATTTTTATCTCGGCATCGAAAATGCCTTGTGCCTCATCGTGGAAAGAACACATAATTCGGAGACCGATATCTGGTCGTACCGGTGCGTTTCAGTACAGCCCCTGATTGTCGATCCCGACGTTCGCGAAACGCATTTGATCCCGACGTCACCAAAAACCGCAGAGGAGGATCCACGGATCCAGGCACAGGGTGCAACGCCAGGGCAGGATGCCGTTACCGTGATCCAGGCAAACCCAGCGGTAGTGCTCCCGGCCTCAAGCGCTGGTGCCGTTTTGTCCTATGTTGGATCCGGCAACATTCTCCGCGTGTTCGAGGGATCGACCGAGCTTCAGGCGATACCGGCCGCCAACGCCCTCGCCGCAGGCCAGTTCAAGGTGGTGCCTACGGGATCAAATATCACCGCAGGGGCGATATCCATTTCCGGCCTGACCGCCGTAGCTGCGGTCAGCTCCGGCATGGGCGCGGGTACGGACACGGCCACCGTGACCTACGCGATATCGGGTTTGCGCACCGACGGATCGGCCTTTTCCCTCTCCATAATTCAGATCATAGGAAAAGCAAAATCCGGAACGAACGGCACGAATGGAACCAATGGGACGAACGGAACCAACGGCACGAATGGCCTTGGGGCGATATCCGTCATCCAATCGAACAACGCCCACGTCGTGCCGGCCAACCAGCTTGGCGTGGTTTCGTCGTATGCCGGATCCGGGAACATCATCCGGGTATTCGAAGGCGCCACCGAACTTCAGGCCGTCCTTGGGTCGGCTACGCCTGTGGCCGGGCAGTTCAAGGTGGTTCCAACTGGGACGAATATAACCCCCGGTGCCGTGACAGTATCGGGATTGACTGCCGTAGCGGCCGACAGCTCGGCCATGGGTGCAACGCCGGACACCGGATCGATTTCCTACGCTATCTCGGGGCTTAGGGCCAACGGGACGGCTTTTTCTCTTACCGCAGTCCAGACGATCAGCAAGGCAAAGGCCGGAGCAGCGCCTATCATCCCGTCCCAGACAAACGCTGCACTCTCGCTCCCAGCGTCGAATGCTGGAGCGGTTTCGTCGTACGCTGGGTCGGGGAACATCATTCGTGTTTTTGAAGGGGCATCGGAGCTCCAGGCCGTACTTGCTGCCGCATCGCCGACGGCTGGTCAATACAAGGTAGTTCCGACCGGCGTGAATATCACGCCCGGGGCCGTCACCGTATCCGGCCTTACCGCTGTCGCGGCCGTGAGCTCCGCCATGGGATCAGGAACAGACACGGCTACCGTGACCTATGCCATAACCGGGCTTCGGCTTGACGGGACAGCCTTCTCCGTCTCCCTGGTTCAGAACATAGGAAAGGACAAGATCGGTGCAACCGGAGCGACCGGCGCCGCCGTATTCACCTGGAATAAAACCGCCACGATCACGATGGCGGACAGGCTCACGGCTATTAAGGCGTCCGGGTCCTCAGCCTGGGATGCTCAGGTCTATTCGTCCGAGCGGTACGGCGCCCTCTCACTGTCTTTCAAGCCGGGCAACCTAACGAGCACGGTTGTAGTCGGCTTCAATACCGACCCAACAACGGACGCTCTCGCCACAGGGATCGACTTCGCGTTCTCGATCTCCAACGCGACCTATACGATCGTCAAAAACAACGTGAGTGTCGGACTGGCCGCCGCACCCCTGACCACCTCAACCCTGTTCGAGATAGTCTACGATGGGCAGCACGTCTTTTTCCTGGTAGGCGGAAAGGTGGTTTATGTCGAGTATATCGTTGGCGGCCTGTACGCCTTCGACTCGTCGTTCTATAACGTCGGCGCGCTCATCACTAGCATCCATTTCTGCCCTGGCGCCGTGCAGCCGCGCGTACCCGACTACCTCGGGCCAATCGCGGCGACGCCTGTAGCGGCCTCGTTCCCGTACATCAAGATGGCCGGGGATTGGTGTTTCTCGACCACCGAAAAGATATTCTATCTCTGGAGCGGAACCGCGTGGGTAACGACCGGAATCACCTTTGCCATGAAGATGCGCGGCCTGAACGACATGACCGGCGTTGCTGGGGCTTCCGACGCCAGCGCCTTCCTTGACGTGCTAGTTGGCAATGAGGCGTTCATCGACAAGCTCGCAGCGCGTATCATTCAGTTCCGCGAAAGCGTCGGATCAATTCCGAGGCCCACCCCACAGGCGGGCGACCAGCTCATCTACATGGGAAAAGACCCACGGCGGCCCACTGACACGTCTCGTCTTTACGAATTAGCCATCAAGGAGTATATTGGAACCAATGGATTATCAAACAATGCGGAGGAATGGATGTCTCACCTTTTGACGAAAAAATCTGGCAACGTAATCGGGCTCATGCTTGCCGGAGTGCTTTTTGCGTGTTCTGGCGTAGTAAGCAATCCTGGAATGATATGGACAAAAAAAGTCCATCCTTTTGGCGCCGCAGCAATTTCATCGGTGGCCTACGGAAATGGGGTTATTGTATGCGGAACCGATACTGGAAAAATAGCGCGCTCAACCGATAATGGAGCAAGCTGGGGTTCGCTCATAACAAACCCGTTCGGAGCACTTTGGGTCTCTTCTATTGCATTTGGAAACGGCGTTTGGATTGCTGTTGGTGGTGGCGGAAGCATTGCCAGGTCAACCGACGGCGGGCTAACCTGGGGATCTCTTATCGCTAATCCGTTTGGAACCAGCTCCATAAGCAGTGTTTCTTTTGGCGATGGCGTCTGGATTGCTGGAGGGCCTGGCGGGAGAATGGCCAGGTCAACCGACGGCGGGCTAACCTGGGGATCTCTTATCACAAATCCTTTAGGGTCGATGCCGGCACTTGCATTTGGAAACGGCGTATGGATTGCTGGAGGGTCTAACGGAAGCATTGCCAGGTCAACCGACGGCGGGCTAACCTGGGGATCTCTTATCGCTAATCCGTTTGGTGTCTCTATAGTATATTGTCTAAAATATGGAAACGGCGTTTGGATTGCTGTTGGTGGTGGCGGAAGCATTGCCAGGTCAACCGACGGCGGGCTAACCTGGGGATCTCTTATCGCTAATCCGTTTGGAACCAGTGCTGTTTACTGTCTCGCTCATGGCGATGGCGTATGGATTGCTGGAGGGTCTAGCGGAAGAATCGCCAGGTCAACCGACGGCGGGCTAACCTGGATTGCTCCGGGGACTTCAACTAATTATCAACCTTTCGGCAGTATCGCATTCTGGAGGGCGGCGGCGTTCAATTCCGGTAGATTCATACTGTGCGGGGATAATGGATCGTCAACCAGCTACATCATCACCTCCGATTGGGTGGAAGCCGGTGCGGGCATTGTTGAGTCGGGAACGACCGTAAACGGACGCTATCAAAAGTTTTCCGACGGAACCATGATTGCAGCCGTCAATCTAGCTGCCGCCGCAACCAATCCGACCGACAATTATTTTGGCTCTACCTCGGGAAGAACTTATTACGGAGACGTTCTGTGGACCTTTCCGACACCATTCACTACCGTCGATGCGGTAGTAGCCACTGCCGATGATGCCGCCTCAGCAACGTATTGGAATCCGACGATCAATAGCGTCTGGCTACGTGTTTTTTGCACCTCCTCAACGCCAACACGCTACATAAGCGCTATAGCAATCGGACGCTGGAACGCATAGAGGACCCTTCAGAATCTAGGCACGGGGATTCACCCCGGGCCTTTTTGGGGTTCACAGCACAGTTTTAGATTGAAATGGCTGTTCGAAAGCACGAAATTACCTAATAAAACAGCTAAAAACACGTAATTTTCTCATTATGAGTGGTAAGAATTCTCATTTTGCGCGGTTTGTTACAAAGGACTTCCGCGATTGGGTGGTCAACGATTGGGACGAGGCGGGCGACAATATTTTCGTATTCGATTTTTGGCAGCTCGAGACGGAAGGCG